CATCATTTACGGCTGCAATAAACTTTTTAAACTGTGAAAGTCTTGGTGCACCCATATTGAAACACATATTTACAATTACTTGTTGTGCTTCTTCTGGTAGTTTTTCTAAATTAGGAAATACTTTTTTAGATTCTTCAATGTATTTCTTAACATCTTCATCAAATACAGCATTGACTCGTTCTTCACTTACTGCATAACCTACATCAGCGCCATATTCTTCATCGCCTGCCACTACAAGGTGGCCAATTCCGAATGTTTTATATCCCAAATGGTCGAGGTACACTTCGTACTTGACACCTTCGTCAATTTTAAGTTGTTCTCTTAATTTGTTTATATCCATTTAAATTATCCTTTGCTTTTAGTTTTACTTTTTTAAGGGTCCTTATTTCAAACCAACTTTGATTTGTTCGGTCGGTTCTTCTTTTGTCTTCAACTTCATTTACTGCTCTTTTTAGTTCTTTATGATGAGCCTTCGCTTCTAACATATACCCTCCTATATTATTTTAACCACAGCCTTCAAATGTCCTAAAGCTATATATTTGTAGTTAATTTTGTTTTTCTTAACATACTCTTGCCAAGCTTTAAATTCGTTGTGTCTCCAACCCACATAACCAAAATATTCGTCAAATAATATGACACAACCTTTTTTCATTCTTTTTTTATCAATTGAATTTAATACTTCTTTTGTTGCTTCATAAGTATCACAATCAATATTAATAAATGAAAAATCTTCTTTATGTTCTTTTAAAAAATCTGGTAGTGTTTCATCAAACCATCCTTTGTATAACTTAACATTTCTGTTTACTTTAGGCATTATACCATTTAAATTAAAATGCCCTTTAGCAAATTCACCACCTTTCCAATTTTCTCTTAATCCTATAAACGAATCAAATCCATGCCAAGTTGTTTGTGGTTTTTCTGATGAAAACCAATTAATACTATCACCTTTATGAACACCAAACTCACAATGTAATCCATCACCTTCTATTTCATTTAAACATATATTATATATTTTATCTCTTTCATCTATATAACATATTACAGCATCTTTAGCATTTTTACTTAAATAATCTGCTGAATCTTCTAATGCTCTTTCTTCTAAAATATCAGTTGTTCTTTTAACTATTCTGCTATTATGTAAATGTCCATTTAATATTATCATTATCCTCTTGTCAATTTTAATAATTTATCCATTTGTGCTTTAATAATTGGACCTCTATTTGGCCAATGTATATAAGGTTCATTAGACTTTGAAAGATTATATAAAAATGGTAATACAATCTTTTCAATTTCTTTAAATCTGTTTTGTGTATCAGCGTCCTGTATCTCTTTTGTTACTGTATCTTTTTCAGCAACAATTTGCATAATTTCATTCATAGCAGATTTAATATCAGAAACATCTGATTTAATTTTTGCTAGTTCTAAATTTGAATTTTCTATAACACTTGGGTCAATACTTGGTTGTGTTTCTTCAGCTGGTTTTTGGGATACAGGAGTAAAACCATAGTCAACATCCGTATCAAACTCTCTCATAAAATCAGGTATATCTGCCATTGTTTTTCTCCTATGTTATTGATTATTGTTGGGCAGGTTGTCCAAGCAGGAATGACCTGCCCTATTGGAATTGTACAATGAGCGGATTGACCTATTCGACTCGGGTATACGACCGTTGTGTTTCAGTTGCTCGCTCTGTACTATATTATTTATTTTTTGCACGTTGTCTAGCCTTATGCTTTTTTATTGCCTGCTCAGTTTTGACTTCTTTTATTGATTTTCTTCTATGTTCTTGAGCAAAAGCACTTCTAGGATGTGCTTCTGCAATTTTAGATTGTACTTCTTTCCAACCTTGGTCACTTCTATATGACACACCACTTACACCACCAACAATATTCATTTGTGTAATCTGTTGTTTGATATGTGGATTCTTTTTTAGATATGCTTCCATTTCAGCAATGGACATCATTTCTGTAAAAATCTTATCGGTCTTACTATCGTGGAATGTATAAATTGGCATATTATTTTAGTGATAGATGATATAGTAATTGATTAGTTGATAAAAGCATATCTTCTAATACACTTTGTAAATCTATTTGACCATCAACTTCTTTATTCATTTCATTGATTCTATCTGCTGTCTTTTGTACTTCAGATTTTACAATATTTACATCAGCATAATTTAATATACCTGGTCTTAATTCAGCACTAAACTTAATTCTCTCACCAGTTTTACCTTGATGTGTTTCAACAAATTCATCATTAAGTTTGTTAAAGTTTGTGTAATACTCTCCTAGTGCTTCATGCTCAGAATATGATTCTGTTTGCCAATGATAACTTTGTATATTATTTAAATAGTTAATATTAGTTTGTATAAAATTTATTATATTGCTCATATGATTATTTATCCTTTAGTATTCTGCCGTAGTTTGGCCAACCAAATTTATCGTGTGATTCTCCTACATATCTCCAACGTATAACTCCTGTATTAGGGTTTCTTTCGTAGATTTTAGGACGTTCTATTTTCGTTTTCTTTTTTTTGTTCATTTTTAATTCCTTCAGCAAACCACTCTGGCATTTTTGCTGGTGATTTCCATGTAGCAAATCTTTGCTTTTTCATTATATAGTATTTACGATAAGACGCAACTACGTCACCAGGTACTTTACATTCATCTGGCATAGCAGGTGTAGCGTCTGTACCAATAACATCTACTCTAGCATTTTTAGGTGGGTGTTTTAGTATGTCGCCAAGTTTTTGAATAGTTAAATGGTCTTTGGTGTGATTGTATCTTAATTTGTATTCTTCATTAAGTGCCATCATATGTCTGTACAACCATGTGTAATTATATGCTGATTGTAATACCCATTGTGTAGATGGATGGTTTAACCAACCTGCTTTGTAGATAATTGCTTCTTCATTTGAATTATCAAGTTTCCATCTTCTAATTTTTCTACCGTTCTTGGTTTTATCAAAATATTCTGTACCATCTAATACTCTTTTAGCAGTACAAAGCATTTGAGCAGACTCAAGTATCATTTTTACAACGTGTTTATCCAATAACATCTTGGCAGCTTTTACTGGATCTTTATCAACATAAAATATATTCATTAGTGTACTAACCTCCCCATTACATAATCTCTCATATTATATTTTTCAGCTAACTTCATCATTTTATTATACCACATAGATTTCATATCATTTGAAGTAGCATCAGCACAAGCTTTTGCTAAATTATTAAGTCTATGTTTTTTTAAATTGTCTGGATCTTTTAGTCTTTTTATATCATCAATTGTCATCATAGTATATATTATATATTAATTGAACATAAAAGTCAAGCACTTATTTTACTACTTTTTACTGTTATTCCAGTCATATATTTGATTTAATTTAAGTCTTATTTCATCTGGATTATCACCAAACTCTTTAGCAAGTGCTTTAAAAGGTTTGAGTCGTTCATTTCTACTTTCTAATACTTCAATTCTCTTTTTTAACTTTTCTTTTTCATCTGTTTTTACAGACTCTCTTTTACTCTTCCATTGTCTTAATGATATATTAGCAGCAATCAATAGCAATACTGCAAGTGGGTCAAATACAAATATAAGTATTAGTATGACAATTCTAACGGCACTATCAAAATGATTTTTTGCCTCATCACCATAAATCAATTCAGCAACATATTTTAATGGTCCTACTTCCGCTTCAATTTTTAGTTGTTCTAACTCTATTGTGTTTTTGGTTTTGTTCAACTCCAATATTTTTGTCGTTGCTTCGTTTATGGTTTTATTCAGTAGGTCTCTTTCTTCTTTTTGTTTGTTACGTTCTTTTAATCCTCTAGTTACATATTCTTTATCAATATAAACATCTAATGCTTTATCTAATTGATTTAAGGTCTTTTCTGCTCTATCAATAATAATCTGTTGTTGATTGATTTGTTTGTTATATGAATCTATACTTAATTGATTACCTGAAGTAGGTTGTACTTGGTCTAGGTGTGCCTTTGATAGAAAACCAAAGATACCCATTGATGTGATGAATATTAATACTATGATTGCTGTAAAGAGATATGCTTTTAAAAGTCTAGGTATATCTGAGCGCCAGTTTTGATACAACCAACTGGCTGCTACTAACTTACCTACTTCTAAAGCAGAACCCATAGCAATAATAGGTATTACAGCACCAGAAAATAGTGTTGCTAATCCTATAATAGAATAACCTGCAGCTATTATTGATATACTTATGGCTGATAGGAAAGTTAATAGTGTAAGAAACATAGTATTATTATTTATTTGTTTAACCAGTTCTTTTTGTAGTAATTGTAAAATGACTTGTCTTCAAAATATACTGCAATATCTTCAGCAGGAACCTGCTCTGTTTTAATACATTGAGCAAGTGACTCATATTCAGTTTTTTTTATTTTCTTCGTCATAATATTTCCCTTCTAGTAAATCTTTTAAAGCGTCTGGTACTTCGTTTTTATATACTTTATTATTAAGTGATTTATAACCAACAATATAAGCAATCATCATAGCTACTATTGTTATCAATGTACCAAACACTCCTAATAATAATCCATATTCTAATGTCATTTTAACTCCTTTGGTTTTTCTTTTGGTTTAACGTGTGAATCTTCTTTTACTTTTATTTCAATATCAGCAATCTTTTCTTCTCTATCTCTAATACTTTTAATAATATATAAAACTCTATCAGAATAATCTACGGTTGTTGAATATGCCTTTAATGTATCAACTAATTCTATTGGATCAAGTGTTTGATTAAAAGCAACTTTTCTATCTCTTAACTTTCTAAAATCTTCGTAAGCATAATGATTGTTTAAAAGTTCTACAAAAAATTTAACACCTTGACATTTTGTTTTAAACTTTCTTACACCCCAGCCTTTCCACTTTGTACGGCCTTCTAATAACATATGCGGTACATCTTTATCATAAGTTCTTATACCAAATAAATTATTACCTTCAATTGCAAATCTACTTGTACCCCAACCAGACTCTAATGCGGCCATGGCCACAATCATTTCTGTAGGCACTCTTTCAAATCTTGGTGTTTCAAAGTTTACCCAATCTACACATTTTCTAACCGCTTCTACAAACTGCACATCATTTTGATACTCAAAAGCAGGTTCGTGTAAACCTAAATCATTTGCCCAATTTGTATAACGTGTTTCTATCTTTTTTTCAATATGATATTTTGTATATGGATTAGGAAAAAATGTACCTGCAATATAGGTTGATAGTAATACAACCATACAAGTAGATATAATTTTAAGTATTTTATTTTTGTGCTTCTTCAACTTTACCTGCCTTGATTATTTTTTTTAAATCATTTAAAGTTCTTTTCTTGTTAACATTTACCACATACCATTTTCTTCTAACTTTGTGTTCGTTATGAGGTCCAATGTATGGTACATCATATTCTCTATTAAATACAATTAAGTCCTGTAAATATAACTTAACTAAATCTTCAAGTATTGGTTCGCTGTGTTCTTTTGGTACAGTTGGTGTCTTAAATTCACCTTTACCTTTTACAACCTCTTGTAAAATCTCTTTTTGTTTTTTCAATAGTTTCATTATATACCTTTCTTTACATAGTATTCGTAACCGTGTTCTTCAAATTTCTTTTGAGTAAACACAAGTTGGTTATTATCTAAAAGTTCTCTATAACCTTTAAATATCTTTTTACTGGTTCTGCCTGGAAAATTGTTTAAGATGTCTTTATGTAAATGACCTGTGTAATACAGTTCCCACTCACCTACATTATTTTGTAAAACATAATCAATTATGTTTATACCTTTTTTAATTTGATTTTTTAACCAATCATCAACATGGTTCTTCTCACTTTTACTCATAATATAACTTTCTACTTTCTTTATAGTTGTAAACCAATATAGTTTACTTTAGGTCTAAAGGACCAAAATATGTCATTATGGTTTCCTGTATCACCTAGGTTTTGCATTTGGTACAAGTGTACCATTTCATGGACTAATGTGTCCAAGAAATCTCTTTTTTCTGGATAGGCAGGCAACATTTCTAATTGATACATTCTAGTGCCTGCTCTTTTCCATTCAAATGTTACAACTTGGCCTACACACTTCTCTCTTGCCAAGTCTTTAATTTTTACTTTACCAAATGGTGAAAGTTTGCCATCAAATATAGCATTATTTAATTCTTTAAAATAGTTTTTAATATCTTTGTAAGTTGTTCTATATTTTCTTTTAATAGAAAAATCTTTTTTTAATTTCTTTTTAAGTTTTAGTGCTTTTGATTTTCTGGTTGTTTTACTTGGCATTTTTGTTTCCTTTATCTTTTAATGTTTCGTATAACAAAAATAATATACCAGCCAAAATAATAATCAGAATTTCTTTTGGCAAAAAAGTGTAAATGATATTTAAAGTTTCGTTCACTTTAGTTATTGCATCCATCATTCATACCACCATTTTCTAATAGTTTACATTTATACTTCTCATCAGCCTTCATTTTTAAATCAGCAGCAATCCCATCTAAAATAGCAGGCAAATAAACTTGCATAATGTTAATCATATCAATCGCATAATTATGAGCAAGAGTCTGTAACTCTTTTTCTAATATAGCAGTTGTATCAATATCTGTGCCTTTAATAGTTTCAGATATAATATGGCCTACAGTAGCAGTTGTTTTATCATCGGCCTTAACAACATTAAATATTGACCAAGACCATATATAAACGAAAGCAAGAAATAATGTAAATAAAGGTTTTCTCATTATGAAGTAACCTTATCGTAAAATGTATCTTGGATACATTCTTCTACATTGTGTTCATCAATACCTATTAAATCAAGGTTATCGACTTTCATAACTTCAGCGACAGCAGTTTCTAAATTAATTAGATTATTCTTAAAATTTAAGATAATCTTATCAACTGTCTTTTCAGCTTCATCAGCATAATATTGTTTTACTTTTGACATAGTGTATTCTCCTTTTTTGTTGTTTTCATACTGCTACTATATCAGAAAATAGTATGAGTTTCAAGCAAAATCGGACAATAATTAGCCGTTTTTTATACTGTA